AGTCTATATGGCCGAAGGTGACTATTTTTGTTACCACCTGATCCATCGTGAAAAACAACATGAGATTGTTTATCGTGAAACAACAAGCAGCCCCTGGATCGTAGCGCGTTATATGAAAGTTGCCGGCGAAGTTTATGGTCGCGGGCCTTTAATTAGTGCATTAGCCGACATAAAAACCATTAACGCCACCAAGCGCCTGCTACTACAAAATGCCAGCCTTGCAATTAGTGGCGTCTACACCGCAGCGGACGACGGAGTACTCAATCCGCAGACTGTTCGCATTCAGCCAGGCTCGATCATCCCGGTCGCCCGAAACGGCGGGCCGCAAGGCGAGAGTCTGCGTCCTTTGCAGCGAGGTGGTAATTTCGATGTGGCGCAGCTGGTGATCAATGATCTGCAAGTCGCGATTAAGCGCATGTTGCTCGACGACACATTGCCGCCGGATAATATGTCTGCCCGCAGCGCCCTGGAAGTTTCCGCCCGCATGTCCGAGCTAGCGCAAAATATGGGCGCAGCATTTGGGCGGTTAATCACAGAGGCAATGCTGCCCATCGTGTCGCGCATTCTGTTTGTGATGGACCAGCAAAACCTAATCGACATGCCGCTGCGGATTAACGGGCAAGAGGTCAAAATAGTTCCCGTGTCGCCATTGGCTAGGGCCCAAAACAGCGAAGAGTTGCAGGCTGTGATGCAGTACATGCAGCTTGCCGCGCAAATGGGGCCAGCTGGCGCAATGGCTCTGAACCAGGAGCGCACACTTGATTTCGTTGCTGATCGCTTGGGTATCCCCGCAAGTATTTTGAACTCCACGGAAGAGCGCGAGATGATGGCGGCTCAGATGCAGCAGATGGCCGAGCAAGCAATGGCCCAGGAGGGTGAAGGTGGCGAAGAGCCCAGCGTGGCAGCGTGAAAAATCATAACAAATCGAAAGGTTAACCATGCCAGGTAAAAAAGGATTGTACGCAAATATCAACGCCCGCCGGAAGGCAATCACATCGAGGCCGAAAAGCAAAAGCACAATTAGCAAAAAATCTTATTCCAACATGAAACGCGGATTTAAGAAGAAATGAACGCTAAAGCTAATGGGCTCGATGAGCCGAGCTACGAGGAAATAGATGAACTCGATAAAATGTATTTGCGGGCGTTCGCAAGTGAGGCCGGCCAAAAAGTCCTACGCCATTTGCGAATGCAAACCATCGAGCAACCAACGTGGTATCCCGGCGAAGACGCAAGCCACGGCTTTGCAAGGGAAGGCCAAAATAGCTTGGTCCGTGAAATCGAACGACGAATAAAGAGAGCGAGAAAACTATGAGTGAACTAGCTGCGGCAGTTGAAGAGCCGGCAGAACAGACAAGCGATAGCTTAATCAACATTAGCACCGAGCCAGAGGCCGCCAAGGAAGAAACGCCGGCTCACTTGGTAGATCAGAACGAGGTCACGGTTGACGAGCCGGTCGAAGAGCAAAAGGCTGAAAGGCCGGAATGGCTCGAGGAACAATTTTGGAATGAGGAGAAAGGCGAAACAGATGTTGAAAAATTGGGTCAAAGCTATAAAGACCTGCGTAAAAAAATGGCTGAAGGCAGTCATAAGGTTCCCAAGGAATACGATATGGGAGCCCTTGAAAGCCTGGATCAGGAAGACCCGGCGTTGTCTGAGTTTCTGGATTTGGCCAAGTCGGAACAATTAAGCCAGGGCCAATTTGATACTCTAACAAAATGGTACGTTGAGCTTCAGCAGGCACAGTCCGAGCAAATCGAAACCGACCGCGCTGTCGAAATGAACAAGCTCGGGCGCAACGCCGATAGCACAATAAAATCTGTGGAGGCCTGGGTTGGTAAGTTTGCAAGTAGTGGCGTTTTAAGTGACAGTGAAGTCGAGGCCGTTGGCGAGGCGTCAAAGTCTGCGGCATTTGTTTCTGCTCTAAACAAGATCCGCCGAGCTTATAACGAGCCGACAATCCCAAGTTCGCAAGAAATCCAAACCGATGCCGAGCCGACAACACTGGAAGATATACAGTCGATGATGTCGGACGAGCGCTATGGCAGTGATCCGGCTTTCACAAACCGCGTTGAAAAGATGGTTTACGCCATGCATGGGGAACAAGTACCTTCTTGACACCTAACGCACCTTCTGGTAGCTGTAATTTTGATCGATAACCGTCTGGCCGATCAACCGTCTTTGGCGGCCCGTATGGACAACCGCAGATTTTAATTTAATCCAATGAAACTGCGGAGTTATTGAAAATGACAGCTACCATCTCCCCGGCTTTCACAACGATTTTCGACCAAGAAGTGAAGCAGGCTTACCAGGCCTCGCGGGCGCTTGCCGGTCTAATCCGTGAAAAGTCGGCAGTCTCAGGAAACACTGTGAAGTTTCCAAAACTTACCAAGGGCGTTGCAACGGTTCGCACACCCAAGGCCGACGTAACCCCCATGTCGCTGACCTACAGCCAAGCGACGGCAACTATGACTGATTTCATTGCAGCCGAATATTCGGATATTTTCGAGCAATCTCACGTTAATTTTGATGATCGTCGTGAGTTGGTCGAAGCCGTTGGCAATGCCATCGGACGACGCATGGATCAAGTGGCAATCGATGCTCTTGATGCTGCAACGTCTATTGCAGTAGCAAACACGGTCCAGAACGATGGATCCAGTGGCTCGGCGGCAGACCTGAACGTAGGTAAAATAAGGGCTGCGAAAAAGTCATTAGATGCCAACAATACGCCACCTCAAGATCGATGTCTTTTGATCCACGCGAACAACCTGTCGGCTTTAATTGGGCAGACTGAAACGCAAAGCTCCGAATTTAACGAAGTCAAAGCTCTAGTTGACGGAACGATCTCGAAGTTTTTGGGAATGCAGATAGTAATCATCGGCGACCGAGATGAGGGCGGCCTTACTAAAGACGGCTCGAATGATCGCAGTTGCTATGCGTTTCATAAATCTGCGTTAGGAATGGGCGTGAGCATGAACCAAAAAAGTGAGGTTAATTACATTCCAGAAAAAACCTCGTTCTTGGTCAGTTCAATGTTCTCGGCGGGCGCGATTGCCATCGATGATGGTTCGTCCGGCGGCATTGTCAAAATAACCTGCAGAGAGGCTTAGAAAATGGCTTTTGCAAGATCAGGATTTGGGAGCTATGGGGGTCAATCAACCCGTGGCTCTCTACCGCAACTCTTCATCTACACCAGCACGGATGCTCACACCGCCATCGATGCGGCGGGGTACTTCAACAGTGTATCCGACGAGGTAGATGTTGGAGACATGATAATTGTCCACGGCGCTACCGGCGGAACCAGAACAGTTACGATGCACATTGTCGTTAGTAACGCTTCTGGCGTTGTCGATGTGTCTGACGGCACAACCATCGGGGCCGTGAGCGACTCCGACTAGCATTTTCGCGGGGGGCTTTCGGGCTCCCCGCACTCTTTTTTTGGGGGGGCTAATGGCCACCGGCGACACCAAGCTATCAATATGCAGCGATGCGCTAATCATGTTGGGGGCAAGCCCCCTCTCTTCATTTTCAGAAGGTTCGGACGCGGCACAGATTTGCGACCGCCTTTATGACGACATCAAATCAACATTAACAGTTATGTACCCCTGGGGCTTTTCGCAGAAAAAAACCCAGTTGGCACGTTTATCTGACGCACCCGCCAGTGAATGGGAACACGCATATGCGTTGCCAGCGGATAATATCGGATCAGGTGTAGTTGCGCTTTTCACCAGCAGCGCGGCAGGCTCTCGGCCTGTGGCTGATGGTTGGGAAATTTACGAGCGCAACGTGCTTACAAATTTTACCGAAGTCCATGTTGACTATCAGGCTAACGTCTCCGAGGGAGTGATGCCCTCTTACTTTGTGCAGCTTTTAAAATACTGGATGGCCTGGCACATTGCTGAAACCGTCACTGATCAGATTAGCAAGGCACAATATTATCAGCTACAGGCCTGCGGAAATCCGAGCGAGAACATGCGCGGTGGTATGTTCCGCGTATGCTGTCAAATTGACGGCGGGGCAAAGCCGCCACAAACCATTGAAGATTTTGACCTGATAAGTACGAGGCTTTCGTGAGCCGGGTCGTTAGAATACAGACAAATTTTTCGAGCGGAGAAATAGATCCATTGCTGCGGTCGCGCATTGATTTGCAGCAATATTATAACGCGCTCGAAACAGCTGATAATGTGTTCTGCCTTCCTCAAGGCGGGGTGAAGCGGCGGGACGGCCTCAAGTTTGTGTATCAGCTGCCGAGCGCCGCTAGCCCGCAATCTGGGGTGCGTACAATCCCTTTCGAGTTCAGCGCGTCTGATTCGTATATGTTTGTCCTGACCGCAGGCCGCATATATGTGTTTCGGAATCAAGCGCTAGTTACAAACATAAATGGCAGCGGAAACGATTTCATAGCGGCGACTTCAATCACCGGCGCTATGTTGAGCAAAATTCGTTACGCACAGAGTGCCGACACCATGATCCTGGTGCATGAGGATCTGCCGCCGCAAAAAATTGTGCGCGGCACTGACCATGATAAATGGACAATCTCAACGCTAAGTTTTACCAATCCGCCTAAACATGCGTTTACCTTAAACACGACAAATCCGGCGGCAGACATTACCCCGGACGCGGCGGTCAACACGATCAAGGTGACGGCCAGCGCGTCAATCTTCCATAGCGGCGAAACAAACACCGCGCAAGCCGGTGCGTCTGCGACAATTACACTTCACTCGGGCGCAAGCGCCACAAACGACATCTATAACGGCAGCACAATCCGCATAACCGGCGGCACGGGCAGCGGGCAAAAGCGCATCATCAGCGACTATGTTGGATCCAGCAAAGTGGCCACGGTAAGTGTTGCTTGGGATACGCAGCCGGATGCGACCAGCACCTTCAAAATTGATAGCCATGTGGATCAATACATCAATGTAAACGACTCCTTTGGGCGTTTGCGGATTATCGCGGTTGACAGTGCAACCGTTGTTAGATGCTTCGCTGAAATCGGGCTGTTTGATACCACCGCCATAACCAATGGCAACTGGGAGCTCGAACTGGGCTATGAAGACGCCTGGAGCAGTGACCGGGGCTATCCAGTAAGCACCACCTTTCACGAAGGCAGGCTGTTTTTCGCGGGCAGCAAAGGATTGCCCACAACATTTTGGGGCTCTGTAGTAAACAACTTTTTCGATTTTGAGCTTGGCGAAGGGTTAGACGACCAGGCGCTAATCGCGTCGATCACTACCGCTAGCCTTAATCAAATCGTCGACATTTTCGCCGGTCGTGACTTGCAGATTTTCACAACCGCAGGCGAGTTCTTCATTCCGCAAAGCGCACTTGACCCAATCACACCATCAAACCTTGCGGTAAAATCGGGAACTCGAAACGGCACCAAATCCGGCGTCCCTGTAGTTGGCCTTGATTCAGGCACAATATATGTGCAGCGCCTTGGCAAGACATTAAACGAAATGGTCTTTACGGACGCGGAACTGAGTTACACGACCGCAGCCGTCTCAATGCTAAGTGGTCACTTATTAAAAACGCCGATTGATATGGCAATCCGCCGAGCAACAAGCACGGAAGAAGCCGACAGATTATTCATCGTAAACGGCGGTGATGGCACGATGACATGCTTCAGTCTATTGCGGTCGCAACAAGTTGTGGCACCGAGCAGCCTGACAACGACCGGGCAGTTTCAATCCGTTGGAGTTGACGTTGATACGGTGTACACGGTGGTCAAGCGAACCGTTAATTCCGCAGACGTTTACTATGTCGAGGTCTTTGACAACACGCTGCACACCGACAGTGCCGTCTATTCAGCGTCTGTCGCCTCAACGGGCGCAGCAACGCACCTCGAGGGTGTAGCCGTCGATGTAATCGTTGATGGCAATGTACAATCTCAAAAAACCGTTGCTAGCGGATCGATCACATTTGATCGTGCGTCGGCCAGCAATTTCGAAATCGGTATTCCTTTTGAGATTACTGTCAAGACAATGCCCTGCGAGCCGCGCCTGCAATCTGGAAATCTGAAGGGTTTTAAGAAACGGATCCTCGAGGTCAATGCTGAAGTTTTTCAAAGCCAGGCGATGAGTGTGAACGGCCAGCTAGTAGCGTTTCGGCAGTTTGGGGAGGATGTGCTGGACAGTTCTGTATCGAAATTCACCGGGGTGAAAAAGGTCGGGCCATTGCTTGGCTTTACAGATGAGGGCGCAATAACAGTGGGCCAGACTGTGCCTCTGGATCTGACGCTGCTGGCCCTGGATTATAAAGTGAGCGTGGGCCAATGAGTGGAATAGAAACATCAACCATTTTGATGCTTGTTGGCGCTGGAAGCACTGCTGCGGGCGCTGCCAGCACAATACGGGCCGGGCATCTTCAATCCGCCATGTACGGCGCACAGGCTGACCAAACTCGCGCACAGGCAAGATCTCAGGTTCTCAAAGCGCGGCAAGAGGCCTTGCAGCATAGGGAAAAAGGCCTGCAAGTGCTTGACCAGATGCGGCGAACCGGAGCGACAATCAATGCCCGTGGCTCGGCAAATGCCATAAATCCCTTCGCTGGATCCACTGGCAATCTAATGACCGTCAATCTCAAAGAAGGTTTTGAGGACTTCTCGACGACAAAAACCAACCGTCTGATCGCCGAGGATAATATGGTGATTATGCAGAAGTCTGCAGAGCGCCAGGCCTCTATCTACGGACTAGCCGGAGGGCAGGCAAAGTCTAGCGCCTATGCGTCGGCATTCATGCAAATCGCGCAAAGCGCA